CGTCAACCAATACTAATCCTATGAACCCTAACGTCAGAACAACGAACAAAGCCAACGGCGTCCGCCTCATCTCCGACACCACGGCCGTCACCGGAACATTCAGCGTTGTCGAAAGCCTCGACGCCGCGACCAAGTTCCACACGCTCGCAGGCAACCAGACCAACGTGGCGAACACGACCAGCGGCAGCGCCTATGCGTTTCCGGTCGGCACCGCCATCGAGGGCAGCTTCACCGAGATCAAACTGCACGCCGGTGCCGTGCTTGCCTACTTGAAGTAACGCCATTGAGGAGCCGCGCGATGAGCTTGCAGTATTTTCATCATAACTTCACGACCACTGAGAAGGGCGTGATCGGCACGGCTACAAGCATCGGCTCAAGCGTATTCAGCATGCTCCCTCACCTAGAAACCACCCTGCGTGTGGCTGGCCTCATCATCGGTATTTGTGTCGGCGTGGCGACACTCATCAGCGTCCTCCACGACATCAAAAAGAAGCGGAAGGAAACAAAATGAGAAACTGGAAAACAAACACCATCGGCGTCCTGACCATCCTCATCGCGCTGGCGACCGGAGCGAAGGAATACCTTGCAACCGACAGCCTGCCGGACCTCGGACTCATCGTGGCGTCTGTGCTTGCCGGATGGGGATTGATCCAAGCGAAAGACAACAACGCCCGCCTGTGACGTGCCGCCCGAGTTTCGCCCTTACGCTGGCCGCCACGCTCATGCTTGGTGGTTGCGTGAGCATTCCTCTGCCGCCGATGGACGGCGAGAAGACGCAAGCGGGCGACTGGGGCAGCATCAAAATTATGGTCACCTACGTTCCCAACATCAACAACATCGTCCAGTCCTACAAGGAATGGAAAAAGCCCGAACAATGAAATCCTTCGTAGAACGCCAACTAGTTAAACTCCTCCTCTCACGCGGAGGCCCGCTGCTGCAAAAGCTCGTCACGGCAGCCGCCGCTGCCGCGCTAACTTACATTGCCGCCAAGTCCGGCTTGGACATCCGCGCCCTAGGCGTGAACGAAGCCGTCATCGCCGGAATCATCTGGGGCATCTTGGACATCGCCGTCACCAAGCTCCCCGCGGACATTCTCAAAGCCTACGGCGTGCAAATCCAAAAGCTCCTCAACGCCTACAACCAAGGCACGCAGCTCAAGCTCGACGGCTTTGTCGGTCCTGTAACTGTGGCACAAGCCGCGGCTGAACTTCGCAAGTAATGATCCCCAGCGCCCGCCCCAAGCAGAAGAAGGAAGCGACCCTTGAGCTTTTGAAGAAGCACAAGGTTGTCGATCCGGTCTGCCTTGTTGGTGTGCGCGGATACTACAGCAAGATGGGGCCAACCAAGTTCAACGACCGCGGACTTTATGACGATGCCCTCATCCTTGTGTCCAGCGGAGGCGATGTCTACGCCACCTTCAATGCCAATGTCGATCCCAGCCGCTACGGCAAAAACCCGAAGATCGGAAAGGGCTACGCCAGCCTCAAGGCCGGTGTCTGGACCTACAAGCTCGGACTCCATGGCATTCGGAGCGGCAACCCTTACCGCGCTCTGGTGCAGAGCGCTCCGGTCACAGTCGTCCGCGACGGCGGACAAGAGGAGACCGGATTTTTCGGAATAAACATCCATCGCGGATCGCAAAGGTCTACCAGCTCGGAAGGCTGCACTACGGTCCCAGAGCCGTGCTGGTCAGGTCTGATTTCTCTCACCGAGTCCGAAATGAAACGCAACAACGCCAAAACCCTTTCCTACGTCTTAGTGAACAACTCCTAATGGCACTAGAAAGTCCAGTGCAACGTGACGGCGACCGCGGATTCATCGGTTTCGCCTCTCGTCTCAACCCGCTGACGCTGCCCGCCGGTATGCTGCAAGACTGCGTCAACATGCGCTTGGACCGCGGAGTCGCCCAGACTCGCAAGGGCAGCAAGCGCCTCACCGACACTATCGGCACGACCGGCGCACCGCTGACGTTGGACTTCACGCTTGGCGAAGACAAAAGCGTTACATCAATTACGCGCGCCTCAACCACCGCGACCGTCACCGCGACCGCTCACGGTTTCACAACCGGCGACCAAGTGAACATGCGCGGCGCCGACCAGAGCGACTACAACGGAGACTTCGTAGTGACCGTTACAGGCGCCGACACATTCACCTACACCGTCAGCGGAAGCCCCGCGACACCAGCCACCGGCACAATCATCGCCAACAACGGCCCCGAAGTGCGCGACAGCTACGAGGGTGGTCTTTATGCCGCGGGAGTCTTTGCCAGCCAAAACTACGACAACGCAAACGAATATATCGTGCTGGCCGGAGCTGCCAGCGCAACGCTCTGGCGAGACGGCGCAAGCCCTGTCACCAAGACCTACCCTGTCAGCCCCAGCGAAACCTGCGAGGGCACCGACACCGTCTCGGTGGTGCAGGCATTTGACCGCCTTTACATTCTCCGCGAAGCCGACCGCACGGTAACAGGCTGGGAGCAAAAGCTCACGACCGCATCCGGCATTACGGTCAGCACAACCACGGCCACAATCAACGTCACCGCCCACGGCTATCCCTCGGGCGCCCGAGTGCGCATTGAGGGCAGCACAACGCCCGCATTTGACGGCCACGAATACGACATCACAGGTATCGCTACAGACTCTTTCACGATTACCGTCCCAACCGGCACCGCGCCGCACGCCGCCGCTGGCATCAAGGTTCGCCGCGTCAAGGCGCCCATCTATTGGGACGGCGGCAGCGGCAACTTTGTCCGCGCTACGGCAGGCGTGCCCGCCGAAGGAGTCACCTACACAAAGATGCCAAGCGTCGGCTGGGCCAGCTACATCAACAACCGCATGTGGATAGCCAAGGGGCGAGACACCGTTGGCATTTCAGACGTTCTTGACGCCGACCTTTACGATCCATTCTGGAACAGCTTCCGCGCAGGCGCAGGCGGCGATGACCGAATTGTGGCAATCCATCCGTGGGTTGAAGGGCAGGCGCTTGTGTTCTGCCGCAAAAGCATCTGGCTGGCTACGCTCAATCAATTCGCATCGACAGACGGCAGCGATTTTTCGGTCGATTCTCCAGTCAGTAGCCTAACGCTGCTGACAAATGAGATAGGATGCAGCGCCCGCAACACCATTGTTACGGCCGGTGCATTTGTCTTCTTTCTTTCCGATGCAGGCATTTACCGCCTCGATAGCCGTCTCGACTTGAAGCTGCGCGGAGACACAAAGCCTTTGTCAGAACCAATCGCCGACCTGTTTAACACCGTTGTCCAGTCTCGCGTTGAAAAAAGCGCCTTCGGCCTATGGCACAACAATCGTTACTTGGTCGCGCTTCCGACCAGCGCGGAGCCGCTAGACGGAAACCAGCTCGTCATTGCATGGAGCGCATTGACTGACCAATGGGAATACCGCGACGAGTATCCTGCCGGAGCCAACGTCAACCAGCTACTCGTCGGAACCTACGGCAACAAGCGCCGCGTCTTCAGCGTGCCACGCTCCGGCAATTTGTATCTCCTTGAAGAAAACGACAACGGCATTGATGACAACGCCGTGAACGCCGGAACAACCGCCGTCACCGGAAGCATCACCACGCGCCGATACGATTTCGGCGACATGCACAGCAAGCGATTTCTCCGAACCATAGCCGATGTCGTTATTCCAGCGGGTTCAAGTATTACCAACAAGATCAGCACAATCAACCCAGACACGACCGACACCATCGGAACACTGACAAACAACAACGGCGGATCGGAGGACTACAATATGAAGTCTCCTGTTCGCTACAAGGCTCACGCCGCCGAAGTCATTTACGAGACATCCAACGGCCGACCGGAAATCCGCTCGGCGTCTATTGAGGCATCGCCCAAGTCGCTGCCTCCGACCGAAACACGAAACGCAGCTTAACCCATGGCAACTTACTCATACACGTTCACCAGCGGCGACTCCGTAACGCCGACCAAACTCAACGACGCGCGCACGGTTAGCGCAATCACCGATACCGACATTGACGCATCGGCCGCTATCGCCCTTAGCAAGCTGGCCACCGGAGCGCTGCCTACGGCGATTACTGTTTCCAGCGCCAACTTGGTTGACGGAACCATCACCAACACCGACATCAACGCCTCAGCGGCGATTGCTCACACAAAGCTCGCCACCATGACGGCCGGACAGGTTCTTCTCGGCAACGCAAGCAATGTGCCCACCGCAACAGCGCTGTCCGGTGACGTGACTGTCACCAGTTCCGGCGTTACGGCCATCGCGGCCGGAGTTGTGGTGAACGCCGACATCAGTGCCTCGGCCGCCATTGACAAAAGCAAGCTGAACTTGACCGGACAGATCGCCAACGCAGACGTTAATGCCTCGGCGGCAATTGCGGACACCAAGCTGGCGACGATTGCGACCGCCGGAAAGGTGAGTAACAGCGCCACCACCGCAACGAACGCAAACACTGCAAGCGCCATCGTGGCGCGAGACGCCAGCGGAAACTTTGCGGCAGGAACCATCACCGCCAATGTGACCGGCTCTTCGGGTTCTTGCACCGGAAACGCGGCGACATCGACCAAGCTCAGCAGCGCCAAGACATTCGCCCTAACCGGCGATGTCACCGGCTCGGAATCCAGTGATCTTACAACCGGCCCGAGCATAGCCGCAACAATAGCCAATGACGCCGTCACGTTCGCCAAAATGCAAAACTCGGCAGCCGCCGGTCTGTCAGTGGTCGGTCGCAGCGCAGCCACCGCAGGCGACTTTGCCGAGATCACAGCGGGAACCGATGGTCACGTTGTCCGCCGCAGCGGGTCTTCTGTCGGCTTCGGCACTGTGGCTACGGCGGGCATCGCGGACGCCGCCGTGACAGCGCCCAAACTGAGCGGAGCACAAACCGGCACCGCGCCGATCTACGGAGTGCGGGCATGGGTTAATTTCAACGGAACAAGGAACGTAACGGACACCGGCGCCTCCACCAATGGAGCGAACGTCTTGCTCAAGGCGAGCGGCAACGTGACCAGCGTCCTAAAGAACGCCACGGGAGACTATACGATCACATTCACTACGGCTCTGCCTGACGCAAACTATGCTGTGTCCGCAATGACAACAGGAGTTAATACGGGCACAAACACAACGCGGCACGTTGTTGTCAAAGGCGACCCAACCAGCGGCGCTTCAGACAAAACAACCACAACACTAACAATTCTATGCGGAAGCTCGGCGGCGTCGAGCCTAGACGACATGGCCGATGTGAGCGTGATGGTTATTCGCTAAGCGTATACCGCAGGCAACTGCGCGGCATTTTCACCGGCAATCTAAACAGAAGGAGAGACTTATTATGGCTAAGAAGAACAACAAAAGCGGACCCCCGGTAGAAACCGTGCAGACAATTTCGCCCGAACAAATGGCAGCGGCCGGCGGATCGTTCACCAATAGCTTGGCGACCGGCGCGGTCAAGGGCAACATCAAGGGCGGCCAAATGAGCGGCGCGCAGGGTTATATCGACCTGACAACAGGCGGGGCGCTCACAATCAACCCGCTGCTTCAGCAGCAATACACCTCCGAGTTCAAGGCGCTCAACACTGAGGGCAAAAAGCTGTTAAGCGGGAACACCCGTATTGATAAGCAGATTGCCGCACTCCAGAGGCAGCTAGAAAATCCCAGACTAAGCGACGCCAAAAAGTCCGCATTGGAAGAAAAGATTGCTTCGCTCAACAGCACGCTGACCAGCAACGAGGAGCGCCTGCAAGTCCTTAACACGGAGATCACGGGCCTTCCGTCTAAAATCGCTCAAGGGCAACCCAACATCGCCTCCGCTCTTGAGCAAACGCTGGCACCGACTTTCGCCCAAGTGGACAAAGTTCGCGGAATGCTCGGCGAGCAGGGCAAGGTCGGAGCGGCCGGTCAGGCTTTCATGGACTACGTCGGCAAGGGCTTCACCCCCGGCCAGATCACCAGCCGCGACGTGACGGCGGCGCAGATGTCGGCCATCCCGAACATTTCGGCAGACCAAGTGCGCGCCGCGCAAATGGGCAGCTTCGGCGCCGCCAACGCGGCGCAAGCTGGCAATGTCGCCAACATCAGCACCGGAACGGTCGGCCAGGGAATGTTGGGCGGACAGCTCATGAACCGCGCGATGGAGGGTATCCAGCGAGCAGGAATGCTCTCGCCGCAGGCCACCCGCGACGCCATTCAATCGGCGCGGCAAGGATTTGCCGCCCGTGGGCTGGCCACCGGCAACGCTGCCTTGGGCTCCGAACTACTTAACCGCGACCGCTATGCTCGGGCGCGAGAATTTGAAGACTTGGGATTTGCTTCCAACGTGCAGGGCCAAGACCTGTCCCGCCAGTTTCAGAACGTCGGAAATCAACTGACCGCCGACCGTTCCAACCAGCAGACGCAGCTAGGAGTATCACTTGCCAACCAGCAGGCCGCCATGCAGGCCGAGCTGGCGAACCTCGACGCGAGATACAAGGCGGCGGTGCAGCAGGGCGATTGGGCAATGGCTGCCGACGCGAAGAATCAAGCGGCCAATCTTACGGCGGCACAGTCCAACCAGCAGACAGCCTACAATGTTGGCGCGCTGAATACACAGCAGCAGAACACGGTAGGTCTGGCCAATGCCGATCGGGATTTGCGAATGAGCATGGGGCAGGAAGAGGCTAACCGCCTCGGAACCCAGCTTGGAGCAAGCCTTCTCGGTCAAGGCATGGGCGCCGAGCAGATGTATCAAGATCGGGGGCTGGCCGCTGGCATGCAGCTCATTGACCTTAACACGCAATACAACCCAACGATGATGGCGATGGGCTTTGATCCATACGGCGGGAAGACTGCCGGCACGCAGGCCATGGGGCCGGCGGCAAGCATGGCGAACACTTGGGCGACTAATGCTGCCAACACCGGAATGTTCAACGCAAACGCCAATAACTGGGCATCGGGCCAGCAGTGGATGATGAATAATATGCCGAGTATGCAGAGTGGGAATCCGTTTATGAGCGGCGCCGCCGGAGCCATCGGTGGGGCAGCAACGGGATTTATGGTTGGCGGACCAACCGGCGCCGTTGTTGGCGGGGGGCTCGGCCTTGGGCTTGGCCTTTTAGGATCACAATAAACAACAGGAGAACAACATTATGTCATTTCAAGCACCATTTAGCATTATGGACTATGCCGATCTTCAAATGAAGACCGACATGGCAAACGAACAACGCAAACAACAAGAGACGCAGGCACTATGGGGGGCTGTCACACAGCTTGCAGGGGCCTACGGAGACTGGAAGAAGGGCGAGGATATGGTCGGCGCCATGGATAAGGGCGTCGGCATGATGTCCGACATCGGCGCCGTCAGCCCAGATGTCCGCGACAAGTTTATGAACCTCGACAAGCGCGAGAAACCGTTTGTCTTTGATTTGCTTCGCCAAGGGATGTTTGCGCCGTATGCGGCGGGGCAGTCGGCCGGATTCCAGGCGCAGGCTTGGGATAAATATCGGCAAAGCGGCGGTGGCGGCGGTGGCGGCATGCCGTCTGGAGCGCGCAACCAATACGGATATTTCTATCAAGGCCCCTAGTCATGGAAACAAATAAATATCTGCTTACCGTTGACGACATCTTCCGCATGCAGGGAAGGCAGCCCGGCTTTAGCCCTACCGATCTTGAATACGAGCAGGCAGTCAAGACGGTGAATGATCTGAACAAGTCAGCACTAGAGACCATGATGACTCCGCAGCAGCCGCAGTCCGTCTCTTTCGGTTCTGCCACCAACGCCGAAGGGCGCGTGTTTGATTACATGGTCAAGCCGAAGGGCGTTGATGTTCAGGTCATGGAGCCGAAGGTGCTCAATACGCAGCAAGGAATGTTCACGATGAGCAACCCGACAAATGCTGCTCCGATTATTGACACGCGCACTAGGCAGCAAGTTACTGGCTATGCCGCCGACCCGACAATGGGCGGCGCCCCCATGCCCGGCATCGGCGGTGCCGGTATGGCCGTGACCAATGCGCCTACGGCTGCACCGATGCAGACGCCGACCCCCTCGCCTACGCCGCAGCAACTCCGTGAGGGCTCCGTCGTTCGCCAGAATGGCGTGACTTACAAGATCGTCAACGGCGTTCCGGTTCCCGTCACCGGGCCCTAATCCAATCTATGGCATTTGATCCCACCCAGCCCTTTGAGGTGGTGGAAGATCCGCAGGCGCAAGCCGGCGGCGCTCCACGCTTTGATCCTTCGCAAGCATTTGAGGTTGTCGATGACGGCCAGACCGGCTTGATCGAGGGTGTCGGCAATTCCCTCAAGCGTGGGTGGACGATGAGCCAGATGGCTCGTGAGATGGAGAAGCCGGCGCCCGACCCGCAGCGTGTGGCCGCATTGCAGCAAGAGATGCAAGCTGTCCCGCCGTCCGAAGAATACATGACGGTGATGGATGATCGCCGCGCGCCAGAGGAAAGCTGGACGGCATTCAAGAGTGCGCCAGTCAAGGTGCTGGCCGAACTCATGGGCGAATCGTTCTCTGCGTTTGCTGGTCAGATGATTGAGAAGGCGCCGAACCGCGTGGCCATTGGCCTCGGAGCCGGTGCCGCCATGGGCGCCCCAGTTGCGGGCATCGGTGCCGTGCCTGGTGGATTCATCGGTGCGGGAGCAGGCTTTGCCGAAGCCAGCGGAGCCGCCAGCTATTCGTTGGAGATGGCCGGTGGTGTGCTGGAAGCTATGGAGCAGGCCGGTGTGCCGCTGGACAATCCCGAAGCCCTCTCACAAGCCCTGCAAGATCCGCAGCGCATGCAACTTGCCCGCGACTTTGCTCAACGCAAGGCGGTGCCTATCGCCATCTTTGACGGGGCGAGTGCCGTGATCGGCGGCCGCATGTTTGGCGGGGGCAAGGTGGCCTCGGCCATGCAGCGACTCGGCCAGGGCATGGCAGAGACCTTTACCCAAGCAGCCATGGGCGCCAGCGGCGAGGCCAGCGGACAGCTTGCCCAAAGCGGGCAGATCACCAGCGGCCGCGCCATCCTGGCCGAAGGTGTCGCCGAGATACCAACCGGCTTAGTAGAGATCGGTGCTGGACAGCTTTCCCAAGCTGGAGCCACAGCCAACCAGCCCGCCGCCGCCACAGCACCCGCCGCCGCACCCGCTGCTGCCGCGCCCCAACCCGCTCCCTTCACTCCACCACCCGCCGCTGAGACGGTAGTAGTGGAAGAAGTCTTTGGCGAGCCGACCACGGCCGCCGCTGAACCTGTGGCCGCCGCCCCTGCCTTTGACCCGAGCCAAGACTTTGAGGTTGTCCAAGAGCCGAGCGAGACGATTGTGACGGAGCCGCCAGCGGCACCAGCATTTCAGTTTGATCTTGCCGATGACACGGCGACCGCGCCCACGATGGACGCGGAGGCGGATGTGTTTTCTGGTGTGCCGCAGCAGCAGGCGCCGGTTGTGGCGCAAGAGCCAGAAGTTGTGGCACCAGTTGAGGCTCCGGTAGATGTTGCTCCCGAGCCGGCCGCACAGCCACAGCCAACAGCAGGACAAGCAGCGCCATCATCATTCACCCAAGCCTTTAGGGCGGCCAAAAAATCCGAAGACAAAAGGCTCGCCGTGTTCAAGGCGGTTGCCGATGGAACGATAGTCTCCTCAGTTGTTGAGGCGGCTGAGTCCGGCAAGCCACTGCCAAGCCTAGAGAAGTTTAAGAGCGCATTCCCTTTTGAGGAAACAACGCTTCCCGACCGCGTTGACATCAGCAAGGTGAACATCAAGCCAGTGAAGCCGATGGCGGGCGACATTGCCGCCAAGTCGCACACGTCAACGGACCCCACTCGATTTGTGTTGGCGGGCGTCTATTATGATAACGAGGCTCAGTCTGTGGTTGCAACGGACGGACGGCGACTGATCGCCATACCGCAAAAGGTTGAGGGTGAATCTCGTATCGTGTCGGCAATAGACGGCAACCAGATTCAAGGTCAGTTCCCCAACTGGAAGCAGGTCATCCCAACGGTAGACAACAACACGATCCTGTTTAACGTCGATATTGATAAGGCGCGGCGGGCCGGAACGGTTCTTTCGGGAATCAATAAGACGCTGAAATCCATAGTGCAGCCGGCCAAAGTCAAGGTGGGTATGGCAACGCTTGATCCCTCTTATGTAAAGGATGCGGTCGAGGCTATCGTTGCTTCTGGAGCCAAAAAAGTTTACGCCGCAAGCAAGGATGACCAGACGCCGGTGATGTTGCGAGGAGACAACGGCGCCATGGTTGTCATCATGCCGTTGCGCGGCAAGACCAACGACCTAGTGGTTGATGCCTCTACAGTTATCGGCGAAGTAATCGGTAACGAAGGGCGCGAAGTCAGGGCGATGTTTCAGGCCGGCAACCCCAACGCCCCCGCCAAGAAGTCCCGCGCCCGCATCAAAAAGATGACCGCCCAATCCGGCGCGATTGATCTGTCCATCGTTGAGGACTTGGTCGAATACGGCAAGACGATCTACCGCGCCGGCATGAGCTTCGGCAAGTGGGCCAGCGAGATGGTCAAGGAGTTTGGCCAGGGCATTGCTTCGTTTTTGAAACAGGCGTTTGACCGCATCGTCCAAGCCTACAAGGACAGCCCTTACAGCGACACGACCGGGGCCGTTGGCAATGTTCGCCCGAAGCAGAAGCCGCGCAGATTTGAGCAACGTGTGTCGCAAGCCGAGAACGTAAGCGAGCAAACGCGCGGCATGCTTGGCGACGACATGTATGATACTATCGGGCTGGAGCCAATGGCCGACGAGGCGCGGGCGTGGATTGCGGAAAACGGAATTGATGCCGCCGAGCGCAGGATTTTGGAGCTTGGCAACGAAAAGGTCGCGGTGACGCCATTGGATTTCACCATCGCCCAATACTTGCAAGTTAACTTGGACGCGATGGGCTTCCACAATAGGGCGGCCACGGTCGCCAGAACAATTTCCCGCAGAGCAACCAGCCTTGGCCAGACGATTAGCGTGCTCAAGCTGTTCTCCCGACTCTCTCCAGAGGGCATCGTGCAATACGCCAACCAAGTGATGGATGAGCACATCAACACCTTGCCGCCAGAGCGGCAGGCGCAGATCCGAGCAGACCAGCAAGACATGGTCAACCTTGAGGGGGCCATCGCCACGACCCGCAAGCGCACGGCGGAGGACGCAATCATCAAGGGCGAGCAGGGCGGCGAGAAGATCCAAGACAAACTCAAGCGCCGCATCCCCGACAAGGGGCAGAAGCAACAGACCAATGTGAGCATCCGCTCGGTGCTGACCAGCCAAGCGACCAAGGCTGAAGCGACTAAGCAGATTACACAGCTACTTGTGGAAAGCGGCATCAGCGCAAGCGAGGCGGCGGCGCTGGCCAATGCCATCACCAGCCGGTTCTACGCTGTGCTGGAGGGCGCAAGAAAGGCGGCGGCGCAATCGTCCCGCCCGAAGGGAGGCAAGGGCAAGGTAGCGTTTGACAAGCTAATGGCCCGCCTAAAGAACGGCGAGGTTAGCGACCAAGAATTGTTGGCAGAGTTGGCCCGAATGCGCGGGCTGCCGGCCCTGACGCCAGCAGTGCGCGCCAAGATACAGGGCCTCGCCAAAGAAGTGCGCACGGCGCCCGACGAGGACGTGAAGGTGGTCGCCGCAACCAAGATGTTTGAGGAAGTGCATGAGCTGGTGCCGGCTGATTTCTGGTCAAAGGTGCGCACGTTCCGCATCATTATGATGCTGTTTTCTCCCAAGACATGGATCAAAAACTTGGGCGGCAACCAAGTTCAGTGGTTTCTGCATATTGGGCGCGACTCATTCATCAACACGGTGGTCGATCCGATTGTCAGCGGGTTCAGCGGCAAGCGCACGGCGGCGCGGGCCAAGACGGGGCGCGTCCGTGCGCTGCTCACTCCATTGTCCGATCTCAAAAAGGGATACATGTGGAACAAGCAGAACAATCCGCAGGCCAACTTCGCCGAGAATAGTGCGGCGGCGTTGAACCATTTGCGCGTGCTGTCAAAGCTGACAACGCAGAATAAGTTTGAAATGGCCGACATTAAAGATGTCGGTCGCCGAATGTTTAGCGATCCGTTTATGGGAACGCTAGAGTCGGCACTCTCCATTGCCCTCGGCGGCCCCGACCGCGCCTACTGGATGTCCGCATATCGCGCCTCCATTGCCCAGCGCGAGGCGGCGGCCAAGGCCAACGGCGAATGGACGGGACGCCCTTCACCGGAGGATGTTGAGGGGGCGCAAGCCGACGCCATGGCGGCCATCTACCAGAATAAGAACTCCATTAGCGATTTCGGCGTTGGATTCCGCAGCAAGCTAAACCTGTTCAGCATGAAGGCACTGGCCAAGCTGATCCCCGGCTTGAAGCCTACCGATCAGTATGGACTCGGCTCGATGCTGCTGACGTTTGCGCAGGTGCCGGGGGCTATTGCCCGCACCGCCATCAACTGGTCACCACTCGGAACCATCAATGCGCTTTACGAGGGCATGAACGGCATTCTCTGGAAGACAAGCAAAGAAAGGGTGGGCAAGCCGTTCGACCAAAGCGCATTCAACCGAGCATTTACCGAAGCTCTAGGCGGCAGTGGCGTTTATGTTGTCGGCTACTGGCTATACACCATGGGCATCATCACGGCCAGCCAAGAGGAGGACGATGATCTTGAGGCCATGCGCAAGGCCATGGGCATGGGGCAGTTCAGTCTTAACATGTCGGCCCTGAAGCGCATGCTGCTTTCTGGCAATATCTGGGAAAAGCAGCAAACGCAATTCGGAGACGCCATCTACAAGTATGACTGGGTGCAGCCTATCGCCATCACGTTTGCCGCTGGCGCCGAGCTGGCTAAGATGGTCGAGGAGAATGACCGCAATGGCATTAAGAAGGGACTAGCGGGCAAGGCTGGAATGGCGGCACTGAGCCTCGCGGCTGGGGCCAAGTCTCTTGAAGAACTGCCGCTGCTTTCTGGTCTGTCCTCGTTTATGAAGACGTGGGGCAACGACAGTTTGCTCGCCGCCGTAACCAAGACGGTGGCTGGCGAGCCCTCTGCATTTGTCCCGCAGCTTGTCCGCCAAGCCAACCAGCTTATGGACAACACGCTGCGCCAAACTCGGGGCGGCGACAGCAATGTTTTGCGGGCGTTCAACCAGCTCGCCGCGAACACGCCTGGCGTGGGCGACAAGTATCCTCCAAGATTTGACATCACCGGAACGCCGATGGAGAGGCATCACCGCAGCGGGAATACCGTGTTCAACGTGCTTATCAATCCGGCCGTGGCAACATACGCCAAGACAAACCCTGTGTTTGACGAGGTTCAGCGGCTTATGAGTGCAACCGGAGAGACGCGGCAGTTCCCGAGAGAAGTAAAGCGGGCGGCGACCATCAATGGGCAGCGCGTGGATCTTTCCAATGAACAGCTTAGTGCCTACCAGTATTACGTCGGCAACTACACGATGAGCACATTCAACTGGCGCATCAACAACCCTGGCTACTTGCGGTTGCCAGACGCGCAAAAGGTCAAGGAACTTGCCCAAGACATGGAAGACATTGACGCCGCCGTGAAGTCCGCCCTCTTCGGCCATGACGTGAACCGCTTGACCCGCCGGCAGCGTGTGATGCGCGCCAACCTGGTCAACTCTCCCCTCGGGCAGTCAATGCCTCCCCGGTAAAAGCAAACTGCCCTCCGGTTTCCCAGAGGGCAGCGGCAGGGCACAACCCCTGCGTTTTCATCGGAGACACCCGACAAAAGTTTCAGTAGCCGTAATACGAATACGGTGAAGCAATCGGACGATACGGAGTGTAAGTCGGGAAGCCGTAGTTGACAACCCGCGTGCCGCCGAATGCGTCTTTGGTAATCGTGGTCATCGGGGCGTTGCCCGTGACCACAACCGGAGCCGCATTACCGCCGAAGGGCTCGATCACCGGCGTAGGAATAAGGTTGGGCATGGGGCCGATGTCTCCTCCCCTGCCGGATGGAGATTGTGCAAGAGACGGGGCAGGCTTGGGGTTGCCGTCTCCGAAGTAAGGCGTTCCCGGCTTCATCCATTCGCCGTAGATATTTTTGACGTAGCCCTTGCGCTCCATCATTTGCGTGCAGCCAGCGGCCATCACCAGGGCGGCGGCAGTTATTGTGGTCAGTAGTTTCATAGTGGTCTCTCTTGAAATACCGCCGGCACGCTCACGGCTTTCTGCCATGTCGCATACCAGCGGCTTGTTGTGACAGGTGAGGAATGCCCCAAGAGCTTCTGCACCTGTGAAATCTGTCCGGTCGCCTCCAGCCAATCACTGCCGGCTTGCTTGCGTAGCTCGTAGGCGGCGCCGACGCGGTCGGGGATATACTTGCGCAGCCAAGTATTGAAGACGCGCAGCATGAAGTTGTAGCGCAGGAACTCGGTGCGTAGCGGGATTAGGTAGTCGTCGGCGGTCATCAGTTCCTCGGCCATCCATGGCGCCAAGGTAATGTCGCGCTCGCGGGCCCCGCCTGTCTTTAGGGTGAACTGCTGGTCCCGGCGCTCACGGATGCACATGGTTTGTCCGGCGGCGCGGCTCTCGATCCACCCCTTGCGGGCGTAGCTGACCTCCTTGGGCGTCATCCCAAGGTAGCGGCAGCAGATGAAAGCCCGCCGGATCGTCTGATCCATGCGGCTGTCCTGCTCCATGGCGGCCAACACGTCCTTGGCGATATGCTGAAAGCTGTTGGGATCGTATTTCTGCTTGGCGTCCTTGCTAGCGCGCTTGAACTCGGTCAGGTCGGGCAGCTTGAAGTCCAGCCATTCGTCGGTCTTGGCGAAGATGGCCTTAGCCCCGGCCAGCGCGGACCCGATGCTGTAGTCTGCCGTGCCGCACGCCTCCTTGTATTTGCGGACCAAGGCGGCGGTCAATTCGGTGGACCGGACGGCCATCACCTTTTCCTTCTCGCTGTTGGTTATGGGCGCGGCGCGCTTGGGATCGGAGCGGTGCGGCCGGCGAGGGGCAAGGCCGGTGGCGCGGCCGACGACCCGCAGGAGGCAACTGGTATTCTTCTCGGCTGAGTCGCATTTGGACTTGGCCAGGTAGTTCTCGATGATCTGGCCGATGGTGGGGAAGTCATTGCGCAGGCCCTCATGCTTGCGCAGGGTCTCGATACCCTCCTGCTCCTGCATGGTGATGTAGGCCATGGCCTTCTGTTTCGCCAGCTTGGCGTCGGTGGTGCGCAGCGTGTGGCGGTGCATCTTCTTGGTGCGCCGGTCGGTGAAGCGCACCCACCAACTGCCAAGGCGCCAATAGACCGAGCCGCGCGCCCCGACTTTGTCGTTGCGGACCTTGAAGGACTGCTTAATCTCTTGGTTGGCAATCATAATCCATTGTTTCCATGTGTCAAAAAGTGTCTGATTCTGTGTCAAAAGTCAAGCGCAAAAGCTCATTAAACGTGGCACAACGTGTTACAAACTTTCAGTGTCCAAAGGTCATTTGCTCCCGTAGCTCAGGGGATAGAGCAGCGGATTTCTAATCGCCGATTGTTTGGGTCTGGCGGCCATCATTACTCTGTAAAATTGGCAGGGTGGAATTGCTGTGCTGGGATTTGTGCATTTCGGTGGGCTTGGCGGCCATCACCACCCCGCGCCATGGGCAAGGGCCCCGTGACCCCTGCCCTAGCGTGAGCGGCGTTGCTATATCACGACAAGGTGCTTATCGGCCCAATCCTTATTGATGCCGCCCTTCTCGATGAGAAGCCTCTTCAGCTTGTCGGCCTTCGTTTCCGGCGCCTTGCCCTTGGCGGGTTTGCGCGCGGCCTTCCGTTTGTTGGGTGTAGCGGCCATCACTTGATGAACACATGCGCCGGCCGTGGGGCCTGACGCATGAACTCCCACAATGCCTCCATGCTGTAGGGCATATCGGCGTCCCATATATCCAGCGTGCCGTCTCCCGGCCACTGGCCGAAGTCGTAGGTCACTCCATGCTTCGTCACTTTGAAGAAGTATGAGCACTTACTGTCTGTCGGGTCTTTGACTTCGACCGTGAAGTATGGTTCTTCCTTCGGGTCGTAGTCTTTGGCCTTTGGTTGTGGTCCGGCGGACATTCCGCAGATCACGTCGTCAAACGGTAGTAGGCTGGCCCGCTGCTCGATGAGCGTAGGGGCGTATTGCCTGACGTATGCGAGTGGGTCGCGGTCTGGGTCGCCGGTCCATTGTTTCGGTTGCTGCTTCTTGGCTTTAGGTTTTGCCGTCTTTTTCATGTGTCTCCTTTGTATTGATGGTGCGGCCATCACCGGGTCAGCATGTTTGCCGTCCGTTCCGGCCTCTGCCCCCATTGGACAAAGGCCGGTGTCGGGCGTCAAGCGGTCGCTTTGTCCCGCATCCACTCGGGAAGATATTTCTCAAAGCCCTCATTATGCGCCTCTTCCTTGGCGTCATTAACAAGGGCAGCTATTTCTTCTTCGCTCGCATCTTCCCCGCTGTCGCACAAGGTAACATCCGAAAATTTCACCCTCTGGTTCTTGTGATCCCAAAGATCAACCCATACTTGGAACCAAAGCGAATTTGCCGGGATGCCTTTTTGCCAATCAAACCGCGCCGAATCGCCGCCGTCTACTATGGCTGCCGCGATTTGCTTTGCCTCTTCTTTGCTGTTTGCCGCGACCGTGAAATTGACTACGGCCGGAACGCTGACTCTATATGCTTTCATGTTGTGTGTCTCCTTTTTGTGTGTTTGGCGGCCAGCACTGGCCGGGATTGCGTTATGCTCTCCGTGCTGGCGCCGGATTGACCGGCACCAGTGGCGGAACTCATTCGCGCGACATCCATTCCTTGACCCTCGCGGCCATCACTGCCCACCAGGGCCGCGTTTCAGCGGATCGGGCGGCCATCACCTGCCAGAATGCGCACCAGTTGACCATGGGCCGGTCGTGGGTGTGGTTGCCGGTGGTCATTCGGTGGCCTCCTGTATTGGGAGCATTAGCTGCGGGTCTGCCGCTTGGGTCCTTGCTATTTGCACAAGGTGCGCGTGTCTGATTAGGGCGGCGGATAGATCCAAGGCTGCGCGGATGTCGTAGTCGCTGCGCTCGTTGAAGTGTGCAGCGGTTTCGTGGATTTCGGCGGTTGTCATGCTGCCTCCTTCCACTGCCTCGGCAGGCTGTCCCACATGCCCACCCTCAACGCATTAAGCATGCGCCCAATAGGCAGCCCCGCGAGTGGACACTCCACCGGCCGGCCGAGCATAACCTCGGCGGCCTCGGCATAGAGCCGGCTGCCGAGCACCACAACCCTATCGGCGCCGCGCAGCTGGTCGAACTGGTCATCGGTAACGTGCTCAAAGCAGTTGTCCCACTGATCCCCCGGCTTAAACGGGGTCATCTTGTGGTCGTAGTTTTCAATCATGGCATCGGGCGCCAGCAGTCCATAAAAGCCGGACAGGATGAACCATGGCCGGCCATTGCGTTCGACAGCATCACGCGAGAAACGGAATGCCTGCCCCATGTATGCCTCCCGCGCAGGGAGCCGGCTGCCTGACTCAAGCAGCCGGCTTTTGCGCTGCGAGCACGCGACGATATATGCGGTGGTCATTGTGCGCCCTCCGCTTTGGCGATTGCTTCCCACAGTGCGCGCAGGGCCGGCGAGCCAGACGAACCGGCGCCCAGGGCAAGCAGTTCCTCGTTTGCTAGGCGCGCGGCGGCCAATAGGTCCGGCGCGGACGCGATTAGGCGCGCGTTTGCCCTGTCTTCATCTTCATCCCACCCGCGCGAAATATCACAGACAGGATACAGCGTTGTCCCGCCAGACTCTAAACGCGTCCGGCCAGACTCGCAGAAGATTGACCCTTCCCCGTTGCCTTGTCCAATGTGCCAAGGCCCTTCGGTGTGTGTTGCTTTGTTCATTGTGTCAGAGGCGGTTCGACAGTTCGGCGAGCTTGGTGCGCACTTCCGCGCTGATGCCAAGGCGGGACAGGTTCTCGTCATGCGCCAGACATTGATCGTATATGCCGCGCGCTCGGACTGAGTCCGTGTCGTAGCCTAGCGACCATGCCCAATCTTTGAACGGCGTTTCGCTGGCCTCTAGGTACTCGGAGCAAATGCGCCCGAGAACCTCGGCCGGATTCGGTTTGATCGGCCTCATGTTCACGGAATGATCCTTGCCATAGCGCGGATTTATTTGGAGAGGATGCACCGGACGGACAAGCCCCGTTCCCTGTTTCCAGTCAAATGAGGCGGCGCCGGCTTCGTTTTCAAGTAAGACGTTATACGCCAGATGCCTCCATCCGGTTTTGTCAACGTCAAGATGCCCGCCGCGAATTGTGGCCTTGATGCCCAATGCGTCAAACGCCTGTTGCAATTCGTCGGCCGCAATTTTGTAATCGGGCCGTGTGTCTGTGTGTGTGTCTGTTGTCATTGTGTGTCTCCTTGTGTGTTTTGTTGTTGTTGTTTGGTGGCCGTTTGGCGCACCGTGCCGCACCCGGCGAACCGGATGCGGTGTCGGTAGGTCAGGCGGCGCGCAGCATGCGGCCCGCGTTTAAGCGGCTCGCCATTTCCTGCGCTTCGCTCTCTGTTTTGAATGGCACGCGGCCGAGACCGATTGTGCCGGTTTGATTGTCTCGGACGGTCCAGCCCACCTGTTCGATCTTCCAGCGCGCCGCCTCGGCTTTGCTGGTCCATGGACAGGCGCCATAGGGTGAGGCCGTGCGGCCGTCATCGCGCCGCCATAAGCGGCTGGGCGTTGCTTCGTAGATGTTTGCTGTCATTGTGTGTCTCCGTGTGTGTGTTGTTTGTTGTGTGTTGTGTGCTCAAAACGCCAAGAGCAAAGCGCCCAAGGCGAAGATCAAAATGACGGTCAGGACTTCTGCCGCCGTGGTCAATACGTGTTTCATAACGATGCGAATATGGTGCGTTGTGTGCTGTCTGTCAAAATAAAAATGCATGGTGGTGCAAACTTTTTTTCTGGCCCCTATTTGCGGACCTTGGCCTCGTAGGTGCCGAGAACCTCCGCGATCCGCCCATGTGCCATGCGGATGGACGCCAGCGCCGCTTGCCGCTCGATGTCGGACGGTTCCCGCCCGCCCGCAGCGTCAAAGCAGTCGAGCCACCAGGCGAATGCCGCGCGATAAACGTCCGCCGGGACCCAGCCCAGTGAACTAGCAGCCGCGCGGGCGCGCTTTTGCGTTTCTGTTGTAACTCGGGTGTTCACAGTCACGTCTCGGGCGGATCGTGTGAGCACTCTTGCTGATTGTTTCTTCATAACACTGCACACAAGAGCACACACCGCTCGGCGTTGCAAAGCCTTTCCTTGTGGGGCCTTCTCCCCATTGCAAAACTTGCGGAAAGTTGTTGTTGCGTAGTGTGTGCTGTTACGCTACAACCGCGGGCATGTCGAACGCATCCCCTCTTGAATACCTGCGACCGGCCGAGGCTGCCAAACGCCTTGGGATTAGCCGCAATACGCTTAACCGCTACCTTGCCAAAGGCCTGATCCGGTGCTCTCGGCCCACCCTGCGTTGCACCCTAATTAGCACGGCCGAGTTGGCGCGCTTCTACTCTGCGACCGCACAGCCTGTCCCGGTCTCCATGGTCCGCGCCGCTTAGGTTATGGCCGCCCATACCAAGACAGCCAAGGCACCGAGAAAACGCGCCACAGGGCCCGCCAGGGCCCAAGAATCTAAGCCGGTTGCGGTGGTTGAAGAGACCCCGACAGAGAAGCCAGCATTTCAGCCGGTCAAGCTGTCCGCCGGGTCAACCGGCATGACAATACCGGAAGACAAGGCTCAAGCCATCGCCGCAATGCACATCGCCGGTGTGCCCATTACGCGCATCTGTGAGGAAGTCGGCGTCAGCTATCACACGGCCGCCGCTTTGATCCGTAACCGGCCCGAGCTGCTCGACATGGCGCGCGATGTGACCGCCAAGAACTGGAAGACACTCGCCGCCCTTGGGACCGCACAGCTTGTTGACCGGCTGCCGCAGATGAAAGACCAGGCGCTTTCGGTGCTCGCTGCGATTGCTACCGAGAAAGCAGAGCTTCTAGCCGGTGGTGCAACAAGCCGTGTCGAGATCATCGCGGCCCCGGCTGTCGATGAGTGGTCAGATGTTGTTGACGGTGTCGTGATTGAGTCGGTGCCTGTTTCGATAGGTAACACCGGCCGAACGCGCGCCGCAAAAGGCCAGACGCACCCGGCTCTAGTGTCCGCACCTAGCGCAGGCGGTGAACAACCGCTTGCCTTTGACTGTTCCGACACTGTTGACGCTGATGGTGTGTCAGTTTTTGAGCCGGTTGAGGCCCCTTTTTTGCCACCCCCACCCCCTACCGACAGAGGGGGGGGGGGGGTTGCTCCTTCTTCAAAGACATCACTACCCTATTCGTTATCCGACTCCGAAATTTTTCGCAAAAGCACCTAGCCCCCAACCATTTACCCACACATTAAACCATGAAAAAGTCCCTAAAACCCTACCACGACAGGCTGAAGGCGATGTTTGCCCAGCACAGTCAATCGCATGTTGAGAGCAGTCAACCCGAGGACGAGCCGATTACAGAGGCGCCTGAGCCGATTGCCGTTGGCCCTGAGCCGACAGACCCGCTGGCGCACGACGAGAAGGCGTTGACGGAGGAGGTCGCCCGTCAGGTTGGCTGGAAGGTCGGTGATCTGGTGTCTGGCAGGGTGACTAACCGCCAGATGATCAACCAGCGCCGCGTATGGGCGACGGTGAGCGGGTGGTCGGAGATGGTGCAGGTGTCGGTTCACGATCAGTCGGAGTGGCCGGCTGGGTCTACGATTAAGTGTGAGTATGTGCAGGCTAACAGTGACGGCCATCTAGTATTCAATAGCAAAGAACATGGTCCCAAGTGGAAGCGGAGGGGTTCACGATGAGCAAGGCTATTGCTTCTGTATTACTCTGTAGTCTGTATGCTGGCTGTGCTGCGTCTGGCTGGCGCGAGACGGCCCCGCACAACACGCCCTATGCTTGGGAGTATAACGCCCCGATGGAAGGCTGGCGGTCTCTGTATGCTGGCTGGAAGCAACTGACGGCACCGGAGGGTATGATCTGGGATGAGTTGATGGGAAGCTATCAGCAGGACTTGGGGGTGGCACGATGAGCGCCGAAGCGACCAACTGGGTCTGGAAGCACAGTGAGGCGTCGGGCTCGGATCGCCTTGTCCTGTTGGCCTTGGCGGACTTCTGTAACGAGAAGGCTGAGTGCTATGCCAGTTACGGGACGCTGGTAAGGAAGACCCGCCTTGCAGAGAAGACCGTATATCGCTCTCTCAAATCCCTGCAAGACGCGGGAGAGATTGAGCAGTTGAAGCAGGGCAAGAGCGGCGAGAATGGGAATGTGGCCAGCGAGTGGAGACTCCCCAAGATACAGGGGGGTCAAATTGACAGGGGGGTCAAATTGACTACCCCGGGGGGTCAAATTGACATACCAACAATACATAACAATACAGATAATAATAGTAGCTCGCCGCCGGCTCGCCCCAAACCGCCGCAGTTAACCGTAGTCAAACAATCCAATTCGCACCCCTCTGGAAAAACAGAGAAGACTTCGCAGCCAAAACGCGAAGACGTTCTCGGCAAGGGGTTGACCGACGAAGAATGGCTAAACCGGCTTGCCTCTGAGCACGCCCATATAGACATCCCTGCCCTCTTTGACCGATGCCTCGTCTGGTGCCGGGAGCGCGGCAAGATCGCCAGCCGCCGGCAGTTTATGGCCTTTGTCCGCAACGCCAAGGCCGAGCGTCCCATGCAGATCGCCAAGCCGCTGCCGGCGGGTCAGTCGGCGTGGAACCGGGAGCTTGCTGAGATTAGGAAGGCGGTTGGGGAATGACGCAGCCGATCCTATTTGCGGTAGGGGATGGCGAGCATTCTCCGGTGACGGAGGGTGCAATGGTTGATGCTTCGCGCAACAGGGATTCCGCAGAGAAAGTCCGCGCTGACATCGCCGAGTTGCTGTTTTGCATAGAGGCGCGCAAGCGGGGCTATCGCGTGCGCCTGCTTGGCGGCTTCTGTCAGGGCTACGACGTGATCTTGGAGCGAGACGACATGCGCCCGCTATTCATCCAAGTGAAGCACGGGTTTTTAGTAAGTGACGGACGACAGAACCGCAGATGTCAGTCCTATAGCATACATAACACTGGGGGGTCTGGGCGCACTTATGGTCCGCATTCATACGATATCTTGGCTTTTTACATGTGGGACCGCGAACAGTGGCTTTTTTTCCGGCGCTGTGAGTTTGGAAACCGTGTGAAAGCGCGCTGGCTGCCACCCGAGGTCCGGCAAAGGGCCAGAAGCGCCAACGCAAAATTGGATAACCGGCGGCCCGACAACTGGGACTTGCTCCACAATGTCGCAAAATCGCTAACCATTTATGGGTCTACCCCCACGAATGTCCTACCCCCATCGGCATATTAGCCGCCTATAAATTTATGCCTAACCGCAAAACCACCAAGAAGGCCGCTCCCTCGCGGAAGCGGAAACCCGTTGCCCAGAACTCCTACAGCGTGGCCGATCTTCGCGCCCTGCTGCACGAGGCGACCGGCGCATTGATAGCCATTGACCATTGGTTGGACACCAAGGTCGAACAGATGGTTAAAAACCAGAAATGAACGTCGAATACGTTGTCGGCGAGGTCGGCTTTGGCGGCAATTTCAAGCCCGAGGCTGACTTCTACCGAGCGCAAACCGCGCAGTGCGGGATACGCATTGACGAGCTGGAGGCCGAGGTTGCCAAACTCACCAAGGACCGCAACACCTTGCGCCGCGTGCTGCAAGATTGCGCCGCGTTGAGCGAGGACGTGTCCAACCGCAAACACCAAGCCCTGCTGGCCACCGCACCATGAACCACCGGGACGCCTGGCTCCACGAGCAGTTTGACGGGGCCACCGCCCGCAAGAACGGGGAAGTTCTATCCTTCCTGCCGGACGGCACCCCCTCGCCCGAGACGGACTATTTGCTCCGCTCGGTGCGGGAGGCGTGCGACCGATTCTGGGCCCGCCGAAGGGGCCTAAAACTTTCTCAAAAAAAGTCGTTGCCAGACAGCACACATTAGCATACAACACGCCACAGTTGTTATGGATATCTCAGAACTCACCATGTTTGCCCTCTTGTTCGGCGCGCTGGTTTTCGTCGTGGCGATCATCAACGACGATGATGATGACGAGGGGAGGTTTTCGTGAAAAACAAAAACGTCATTCCCCACGATGCGACCGCCGAGTCCTATGTCATAGGCTCGCTCATGTTGCACTCGGATTTGATTGACGAGTGGGACGAGCTGAACGCCGAATACTTTTTCCTCCCCGCACACCAAACCGTCTTGGCGTCCATCGTCGCCATCCGTGCAGGCGGTGGATCGCCGGACTTGCTTACCGTCACGCAGCGCCTCAACGAGCGCGGCGAGCTGGAAGGCATCGGCGGTCCCGGTGTGCTGACCGAGATGTATAGCCATGGCGGTGGCCGCGACCTTTCGTATCACATCCAGATTCTACGCGGCTACATGGCCCGCCGCCGCATCCTGGACGCCGCCAGCCGCATGATGACCGCCGCCAAAGATCCCGCCATTGACATTGAGGAAGCCTTGGCGCAAGCCGGCGAAAGCATCCTTGGCGTGGACATGAGCGGCAAGCGCGACTCGGCCGCCGCCGCCAGCGAGATGATCCACGGCGTCATCGTCGAGATGGAGCGCGCCATCGTGGAGAAGGGCAAGCCCAGAGGCATCCCGACCGGCTACCGCGACTTTGACTACATGACCGGCGGCCTGCGTGGCGGCCAGTTGATGCTGGTTGCCGGCCGTCCCGCCATGGGCAAGAGCGCCATGCTGCTTAACTTGGCCGACCGCATGGCCGCCAAGGGCACCACGGTCCTGCTCTACAGCCTGGAGATGAAACGCTTTGACCTCATGCAGCGCATCATCTGTGCCCGCGCCAAGGTCAGCAGCACCCGCCTGCGCAACGGTGCCGTAGGCAAGGACGAGATGCGCCGCCTCTCCATGGAAAGCATGAACTTGGCCGGCCAACCGCTTTACATAGACGACAGCGAGGCCCCGACGATCCACGAACTCCGCGCCCGCGCCCGCCGGGAAGTGCGCAAGCACGGCGTCAAGGTCATCATGGTGGACTACCTTGGCCTCATCCGCGTGGCCGGCGCCACGATCAAGAGCCGCGAGAACGAAATAGGCATGGTCAGCAGGGGCTTGAAGGCCATGGCCATGGAGTTGGACATTCCGGTCATCGCCGCCGCGCAGCTTAACCGCCAGGTCGAAGGGCGCACCGACAGCCGCCCGAAGCTCTCCGACCTGCGCGACAGCGGCAGTCTGGAGCAAGACGCCGACATCGTGACCACGATTTACCGTGGCGCCTATTACGACAACGCAGAAGGCGGCGTCGAGCCGCAGGACGCCGAGTGGACCCTAGCCAAGCACCGCGAGGGCAAGACCGGCACGATGCACATGGTCTGGCATCCCGAGTGGACCCGCTTTGACACGGCGCAGATTACGCGCCTGACCGATGAAGCCGCAACGCAGCAGGCCGCCCAAATCGACCTGCACGAAATCAACGCCCTGCTCAATGAATAGCCGCCAAAAAGGAGCCCGAGGAGAACGCATGTTCCGCGACATGTTCCGCGAAGCCGGCTTTGAAGCCCGCCGTGGGCAGCAGTTCAGCGGCGGCACCGACAGCCCCGACGTGGTGGTCCCTGCCCTGCCCGACTTCCATTGGGAAATCAAGTTCTGCCAAGTGGTCAAAATCAAAGACTGGATGGCCCAAGCCGTCCGCGACGCCGGCGCCAAGCCCTTCCCCATCGTCGGCCACAAGCGCAACAACGAGGAACCCTTGGCCACCCTCCGCTTCAAAGACCTGCTCACGCTCATCGCGCATTCCGATTTCGTTGCTGCACAAGCACACAACACAACACAAACAAACACAAATAAGTAACATGGCTAAAATACCAGAAAACAAAACATCGGCACTCTCCAACCTTGGCGAGCCGCCGGCCAAAGGAACCTACGTCGCGGTCTGCCTCGACGTGGTCGATGAATACAACGTCACCCGCAAGAAGTATCAGAGCGAGGAGACCGAAGTGGTCAACCTGGAGCGGTTCGTCTTCGGGGTGAAACTTAAAGACGGGTCACTGCGCAAGATTGCCACCAGGGCAATGAAGATCAGCAACCATGAGAACAGCGCCCTGCGCGCCTTCTTGGTTAGCTGGCTGGGCGAGGCGCCCAAGCCGAACTTTGAGACCACCGACCTCAAGGGCAAACCCGCCTACATCACGATCACCGAAGATGTGAAGGGCGACCGCACCTACAGCAACATCTCTACGATCTCTGAGGTCATGGAAGAGTTGCTGCCCAAAGTGCCGAAAGTCTCCGACTTCGGCGGCAACGACAACGAGAGCCAAGACATCCCGTTCTGATTATGAGCTACACCAACAACCACGAACTCAAAAAGCAAGGATTCACCTGCTTCGCTGGGCCGTTCGCCCCGCATGAGCGCGAGATGATCCCGGCGTATCTCAAAGACGCATCCCAAGCCAACAAGGAAACCCGTCAAAGCGTAGAGGCCAGCGGCATCTACCTGTGGCAGAAATCCAAGTCTCGCAACTGAAACACATGGGGAGCGGTGCAGTCCCGGCCGCTCCCCACTTCTATCTAAAGTTATGGCAATTCTCGTAGAAAACAAAAACATGGGTGGCGGTCACTGGTATAAGCCGGACGGCACGCCCCTTCACCAAGTTACCAAGGCAGACGGCAAGGGTCTCCGCGACACCACGCTGGCCGATGCCAAGAAACTCGGTTTGCTCCCCTCTGTCACCGGCATCACCGACATCGTCGCCAAGCCGGCGCTAATGAACTGGAAGGCAGCGCAAGTTGCTGCTGCTGCCTTTGAGAACCCTCCGACCGGCGAAGAGTCGATGGAATACTTTGTCGAGAGGGTCATCAACGCCTCGCATCAGTCTGTCGCCGGCGCGGCCGACTTGGGCTCCAAGGTGCATGATGCGTTGGAGAAGCTGCTCACGGAGGGGCCGGACGCCGTTCCAGAGAACATGTGGCCCTACGTCGAGCCGGTTGTCGCGTGGAAGAAAGAAGCGCAGATCACCTACGACCAGATTGAGAAGGTTTTGGTCAGCACCAAATACGGATACGCAGGACGCTGTGACGTTCTCGGTTACGATACGGACGGCGGGCCGGTAGTCATTGACTACAAGACGCGCAAGACGAAAGCCGGCCAAGCCTGCAAGCCATACGACACTCAGGGCATGCAGCTCGCCGCCTATGCTGTGGCGCACTACGGCGAGGACATGCTGCCGCTGGTCAAGGCGTTCAACGTCTACATCAGCACCACTGAAGTCGGCCGCGTCGAGGGCTACCGGCACAAGTCGCTTGTTCCTCATTGGGAAGCGTTCAAGGCCGCTGCCGTTCTTTGGAGCCACATCAAGGGCTACGATCCGCGCCAGCCGGCATTCAGCACGCTCAAGGAGGCGGCATGAACCAACAACAATTCGACGCCGACAACGCCGACGAGTCGCCCGCCGAGCTATGCACTCGCAACGATTGGTGGCACGACTTTCGCGGTAATCCGGTGCGCAACTGCTTTGACAACCCGCGCGCGTCCTACCACCGCGACAACCAAGAAGACTGACATGGCCCCGCGCAAGACCATCGCTATCGTCCGAAAGAAGCTCGGCCGCGAAAAGGCGGACGGCATGACCATGGGAGACGGCAAGGTCTACATTGACCCCCGGCAATCTGGGGCCGACGAGCTGGACACGGTCTTGCACGAACTGTTGCACCACGTCTGCCCTGACATGAGCGAGGAAGCCGTTGCTGAAAAGTCAACCGTCATGGCGCGCAGTATGTGGAAGGACAAATGGAGGCGCGTCCACGAATGACTGCGGCTGGATACATTCTCCTTGGTCTTGCCTGTGGCGTGATCTTGGGCGCCCTCGCCGCTTACGGAGGGATGTTCGCTTGGGCAATTCGATACGGAAACAACAACAACAACGAAGAATAACTATGAAAAAAGGACTATACGCCAACATCAACGCCAAACAGGCCCGCATCGCCGCCGGAAGCGGCGAGAAGATGCGCAAACCGGGATCAGCCGGCGCACCGACCGCCAAGGCGTTCAAGCAATCAGCGAAGACCGCCAAGACCCGCCGATAGCATGAAAGCCGTCTTGGAGTTCAACCTGCCCGAAGACCAGTCCGAGCACCGCCGGGCTCTTGACGGGTGGAAGTGGAGGTCTGTTGTCAGCGATGTCGCCTACAAGCTGCGTAGCGCGTTGAAATACGACGACGGCCTCACACCGGAAACCGACGCCTACCTAGAGAAGTTCCGCGAAGAGCTTTTCCGGCTGCTGGAAGACCACGGCCTCAACCTTTACGACGAATGAGCGCAGGCAAAGGCGATACCCCGCGTGCGGTGAATGGCGACCTTTATCGCCGCAACTTTGAAATGATATTCCCGAACAAAACCAAACGCCCATATCCCGACTGGATATGCGACGAGTGCGGCCGCCTCCACGGCAAGCGCCCCGAAGGCAATCCCTACGGTGCCACCTGGCACATCGACACCTGCGGCGTCTGCGGCACCGGTGGCGTCGAGGTTACTGAATGCCGGGACTTTGGGCATTTGCGGGAAGGGTGGGACCAATGAGCGACCTAACCATTACCATCAAAGCGTCATCTTGGGCGCGGGTCACGCAAGAGCGCGATAAAGCGCGGGACACGGTTCTCCGTCTACGAAAGCAACGGGCTATCGCCCGCAACTTTGGTGAGCAAATGGAGCGCGAGCGCGACCACTGGAAGTCCGAAAGCCTAGAGCAAGCCAAGCTCCTCGCCATGGGCGCCGACCGCGAGGAGAAGCTGCGCGCCAAGGAGGCAAGCAAATGACCAGCGCCATCCTCATCGCGCTCGTTGGCCTCATCTATTTCGCTGTGGCCATCGACCAATTCTGCCTACAGCACAACTTCTGGAACGGTCTGATATGGCTAGGCTACGCCATCGCGCAGACCGGCCTTTGGAATCTCACCGTTCGCCCCTAATTTTATGACGCACCTAAGAATCACATCCCCAGCTATTGAAGCCATCGACAAGAAAATCGCCGCACTCAAGGCCGAGCGAAAGTTGTTGGTTTCCGAGGCGGCCAGCGCCAAGGCACAGGCGCTCTGCGCTGAAATAGCCGCCGCCAAGAAAGCGCGCAAATGAATTTCAAAGCGACAGTCAAAGGTATTGCGGCGTTAGGAGGCGCTCGCCCCGATAGTCACATAACCGCCTGCCCCGTAACCGCAATAAAAGCGGGGCCTGTCGCCCATTCCCTGTGATCACCTTCTTCCCCGACCGCGAGCGTGTCTACGTCAAAGGCAAGGACGTTGCCTGCCGCACGTTGCTCTACTGCAAGAACGGCGCCGGCGAGAACGACTACGTCACCCTCATCCGCGAGGACAACGGCGAATGGTTCACCGCCCGCATCGACCAGATCGTTTCGGCGCCGAATCCGACCTTGGATATTGAGGAACAATAATGTGGATACTACCAAAACAATTACACACGTCAGCCTTTGTGCCGGCTATGGAGGCATTGATCTCGGACTTAAACGAGCAATCCCAAGTCTGCGCACAATCGCTTTTAGTGAGATCGAAAGTTTCGCCTGCGCGAACTTGGTCTCTAAAATGGAAGCGGGACTCTTGGACCCAGCTCCTATCTGGACGGATCTTAAAACCTTCCCATGGGCAGAGTTTCACGGCCGCGTGGACATCCTCTCTGGCGGCTACCCGTGCCAGCCATTCAGCGCAGCCGGCAAGCGACTCGGCGCCGAAGACCCACGGCACCTCTGGCCCTACATATCAGCCGGAATTGCTGCAATGCGACCAGGTTGCTGTTTCTTTGAAAACGTCGAAGGACATATCTCGCTGGGGCTTCCCGACGTGCTGCAAGACTTGGCAGGAATGGGTTACCGAACGACGTGGTGCGTGGCGTCAGCGAGTGAATGCGGCGCGCCTCACCAGCGGAAGCGGGTCTTTATCTTGGCCCACCGCAACGGCAACGGATTCCTCCGACATGTCGCCGAATCCTCGGCCATCGCGTTTGGCGACCAATCGCAAGACGGAGTATCTGGCGCGCATGGTGCATTGGCCGACAGTCTGCGCCAGCGAGGTGCGTCAGGGCTTTCAAGATCGCTCGCGGGGCATGAAGGGTTCGCAGGAATCGCTGACGACTGCGGTGATCTTGCATGGCCAAGCCGCCCCGGCGAGCAGCAGTTCGCATGGGAGCCGCCAAGGGTTGTCGTGGGCAACGCCAGCAGCGCGAGACACGCAAGGACAGCGTGGAGCGGCGGCGAATGCGCGCAAGGGCAACCCATTGGATACGTTGCCGAATCAGATGGCGCAATGGGGCACGCCAACGGCGCGCGACCACAAGTCCGGCCGAGGCAACGAGGAGCGGCAATACAAGGAGCTGACGCCGATGGTGGAGAGGCAGCAGAGCGGCAAACTCAACCCCCGCTGGGTCGAGACACTGATGGGCTTACCCATCGGCTGGACGATGCCGTCCTGCACGTCTCCACAGACAATCGCACCGATGAGCTGCGACTCCTCGGCAATGGAGTTGTGCCAGCCACCGCAGAGCGAGCCTTCCGAGTTCTCGTTGGCGAGCTGACAGCACACAACACAACACAATGACTGACACCGACCACGCAGATCACTTGACCTTCCTCAAGCATCTGGACGCTTCGCACGATGCCGTCTGGTGTGCGGCCCGCTGGCTGCAAAACAAGGGGCATCATGTTGTGGTCACGCCGACCAGCAAGAGCAAGACACACGGCGAGTGGAAGCAGCACGCGGATTCCGGCGACCTCTATTTGCAGCAACGCATTGAGGTCAAGAAGCGCGGCATCGACTTCACCGGCGCCGCCGACTGGCCGCACGGCGACAAGTTTATCGTCTGCTCGCGCCACAGCTACGACCTCGCGCGCCCGAAGCCGTATGCCTGGATCATTCTAAACAAGGCCAAGACCCATGCCGCCATCGTCAAAGCCGAGAGCCGCGCCCGCTGGGTGGTAGAGAAGCGCACCGACAGCCGCTACCAGAATTACACGCAAGAGTTCTACTTCTGCCCGCTGGACTGCGTGACGTGGGTGAGCCTCGCAGACCAATGAACACTTTGCGCAAAGGAGAACAGGGGCCGCGATTACTGATCCGGGGGGATCGGTGCGCCTCGCGCTGCGTCTGCCAATGCGCGGTGGCGGCACTTGGGAGTGCTGCCACCACCTTTTTACAATGAGCGCCAAACCCAAGTCCGCCGCCAGCCGCTTCACGCCGACCGCTCATCCGGTGATGAAGCTCCCGCCCAAGGAGACCTTGCTCGCCATGGGGCCGGAGAAGGGATGGGAGCTGATGATGAAGCGGGAAGAACTAATTCTAAAAGAAAAAGTAGATCCTTTTAGATACGGCTACCGTCCGAAGAACTGGAAGAAGGCGAGCGAACTCTTGGAGACCCACCGGGAACTGCTTGTCATGGGCGGCAACCGCTCGGGCAAGACCGAATGGGCCGCGAGCGAGGTGGTCCGCCGGCTTTGGGAGAAAAAGCAGTCCATCGCCTGGTGCTTCCAAACGACCGCGCCCAACAGCGTTGAGATGCAGCAGCCCCGCCTCTTCAAGTATCTCCCCAGCGAATGGCGCACGGCGAGGAAGGGAACCGTAACAAACATAACCTTCTCGGTGAAAGGCGGGTTCACAGAAAGCAAGATGGTCGCCCCCAATGGCAGCCAGTGTGTTTTTCGCAATTACTCTCAAGACATTAGCACCATTGAAGGCGGGGAAATTGACATCGCATGGTGCGACGAGTTGGTGCCCATCGACTTTCTGGAAACCCTGCGCTTCCGGCTGCTCGACCGCAACGGCGTCCTCATCGTCACCTTCACCCCCATCGAGGGCTACAGTCCCACCGTCAAAGACTACCTCACCGGCGCCCGCACGGTGGAAGCGGTTGACGCCGAGTTGCTGCCCAAGTTCAAGGACGATAAGGGCGAGAAGATCCTCACCGGCTATGACCAAGTGCCGGTTGTCCAGCTTGGCCGCAAGGACCGCCCGATCATTTACTTCCACACCAAGGACAACCCCTGGGCCGGCTGGGAGCGCATGCAGACCGAGCTACGCAACGAGACCAAGGAGAAGATCCTCTGCCGTGCGTATGGCGTCCCGACCCGCTCGATCAACAACCGCTTCCCCCTCTTCAACGACCGCATCCACGTCATCAAGCACGATTGGATTCCGACCACCGGCACCCGCTACCAGTTCGTTGACCCCTGCTCTGGCCGCAACTGGGCCATGATCTGGGCCATCTTTGACTCAGCCAACCGCTGCTTCATCTACCGCGAATGGCCTTGTCCCGACGAGTATGTTGAAGGCGTCGGCTACCCCGGCATGTGGGCCGAACCGGATGGCAAGAAAGCCGATGGCCGCCAAGGCCCCGCGCAGAAGGACTTCGGCTTCGGCCTCTCCCGCTATGTCGAAGAGATCCGCAACGTGGAGGCCGGCGAGAAGATATTTGAGCGGTGGATGGACAGTCGCTACGGCAACGCGCAGACCTTGGCCAAGGAACGTCCGACCACGTTGATCGAAGAGATGAGCGAGCTAGGCATGGATTTCACAGCCACCCCCGGCGACACGATTGATGAGGGCGTGCAGATGATTAACTCTTGGCTGCACTACGACCGCGACAAGCCGATCAGCGCGCTCAACCAGCCCAAGCTCTACATCAGCGAGAAGTGTAAGAACGTCATATACTGCCTCAAGGAATGGACAGGCCAAGACGGGGCCAAGGGTAGCTCAAAAGATTTCCCTGACTTGGTTCGCTACTTGTGCCTTTCCGGCGTCAACAACGTCGAGGGCGACATCCTTATGGCGCGTGGAGGCGGGAGCTACTGATTTATGAAGACAAACAAAGCAGCCATGGCGTGCAACAAACCCAAGCGCACGCCTAGCCACCCAACCAAGTCCCACGTTGTCAAAGCCTGCGGCGATGCCCTGCCGGTCGGCGGCAAACTGATCCGCTTCGGCCAGCAAGGCGTCAAGGGCTCGCCGGCCGGCAGCGCCCGCAACAAGTCATTCAAGGCGAGACACGCCAAGAACATTACCAAGGGCAAGGGCAGCGCCGCGTATTGGGCCGATAAGGTTAAGTGGTGAGCACGAAAGAATACGTCTGGAGTGAAATGACGCGCAAAAATCCACGCCTGCTGGACAACCCGCATTTCACCACAGCCAGCGTCCGCAAGTTCTTCGACGCGGTCTACGAAGCCGGTTGGAATGCTGGCTACAAGTCATCGCAAGCCATGCCCCAAGCCGGTGCCGATCTCTTCACCACGTTCTTCGGGGGAAAGCCATGACCACCCTCGCCCGAAGCCAACCGCCGCCACCAGACAACTGGAAGGTCGCGCCCGGCGGCCACCCGCTATGCCAGGTCTGCGAGAAACCCCTCACCGTCAACTGGCTCCGCGATCCCCAGCTCGGCCCTTGCTGCATGGAGTGCGCGCCGCACGTCATCAGCGCGGACAAGCTGCTCTATTTCGCCAGATTTCTGTAAGAAAAAGACCCCACCATTTCTTACAAAACCACGGATAGAAAACACAACACATGTTCACAAGTATATTCAAAACGCTCCTAACCACATTCAAGGCCGTCCCTCTTGACCTCTACAAAGTCAGCGAAGACTTCGACCCCAATGCCGCCCTTGCGTTCTCCCGCGACCAAGCCCCTGCCGGCGTCCTCGCCATCATGCTCACCCTGCAAGACCGCATTGCCGACGCCTCGCTGCTGGTCAGTTCCATGGCCACCGCCAAGGAACCAGGCTTCTTAGCCCATGCAGCCGGCCAGCTCAACGCCCTCCAAGAACTCTGGGACGACATTGAGCAGCGCCGCGCCGAGGCGAGCAAGTTGTCGTAAGTCGTCAACTGTGGCGAATTGCTGCAAAGCATCAACAATGATGCGTAAGGGTAGACGCTTTGCAGGGACTTCACGCCGGCGTGAACTAGTCGCAGTCACAAATAGTGGCGCGTTTTTGTAACACAAACAGAGTAAAAAATTACGCCATTCCCGCCAAATGTCCCTCCAGAACATTTGCGCATAGACACATAGAACGTGTCATTCTGCATTCCCGAATAGCGAACGTATTTACATTGTAAAACATTTCGCTTGCTGTGTGTGCTGTTGTGTGCTATTAGTAAGCGGAAGTGAGGCTTCATGCCTCGTTCAGCGGTCCTGCGCGCCGTTCCCCAAAATGCGCTGGCGCACCACTTGAGGGGTTTTTCCTTATGGCGACAGACACGACGACCGACACGGTCGCAGCGAAAGCAGACGACGTTGATGTAGTTTCTATGGCTTTGGCCGATCTGGGCATGACGCCCGCACCGGCCCCCGAGCCCGAGGACGAAACGGAGTCTGAGGAAACGATCTCTGACAATTCTGACGAAACAGAGGAGCCCGAGGAGAAGTCCGAAGATCCGAGTGAAGATCCCGTCACTGAACCCGAGGACAGCGAGGAGGACGAGCCGGCCGATACAGAAGCCAGCGCCGAGGCCCCGAAGGACAAGGTTCAGAAGCGGATCGACAAGTTGGTCGCCAAGCAGCGTGAGTCCGAAGAAAGGGCCACCGCCGTCTCGGCTGAACTAGAGCAACTAAAAGCCGCCAAGGCGGATCTAGAAGCCCAGCTCAACCAGACCAGCCGCCCCATCCTCTCCCCGTCCGCCGACAATCCGTTGGCCGACGTTGATGGTGAGGAAGTCTTGGAGCAGCGCGTGCAGAACGCCCAAGCCGTAAGACGCTGGGCCTTGCAGAATAGCGACGGCGCCACGATCAAGAAACCGGATGGCTCGGAGCAGTTCATCAGCGGCGACGAGGTGAAAGATTACCTCATCAAAGCCGATGACATCCTCACCGTGCATGCGCCAGCGCGCAGGGCGTGGCTCTCGCAAAGAGCCCCTGCCGTCGAGGCGGCGAAGAACATCTTCCCCGACCTCTTCAAATCCGGCACGGACCTCAATAAAGCCTACCAGGCCACGGTAAAGTCGGCCCCAGAACTGTTGCGCATCCCGCAGCATGAATACTGGATCGGCCTCGCCCTCTACGGAGAGCAAGCCCTCATGGCTTCGCAAAAGGCCAAGGCTGCCAAGGCCGCCGCCGAGAAGAAGGTTTCGTCAAAGAAGTCAGAATCTAAAACCCCATCCGCTGTGAAGCCGGTCAGCACGTCTAAGTCTGCCACCAAAGGCAGCTCCGCTGCAAAAAACCGCATCCTGTCTGGAGATGTGTCAATGGAAGCCATTGAGGCATTCGTCTCCGAAGGACTGCTCTAAACCCGCAATCACTACTTAGAAAAAACCACAACACTATGTCCCAAGGACTTGTTCACCCCGCAGTTGGTCTTCGTGAAGACCTGGCTGACGTTATCTCTGTTGTCGATGCCAAAAACACCCCCATTAGCTCCATGGCTAAAAAGGGTGCAGACCTAACCAATGGTTCGGTCTTCTCTTGGCAGGCCGACAGCTACAACGACCCGTCGTTCGACGGCGTCCTCACCAATGCCGATGTCAGCACTTTCGCTGATCCGGCCGCTAACCGCGCCCTCCTTTCCGGCCGCGCCCAGAAGTTCCGCCGTTCCATCAAGGTCGATGACTTTGCCCAGAACGTCGACAACGTCGCTGGCGTTGGCAAGAAAAAGGAAATGGCCCGTGGCGTTTCTCGCTCGTTGGTCGAAATGGCCAGGGACATTGAATCCGCAATCGCATCCGACAACGACAGCCAAGAGCAGAGCGGCGCTACGCCGTTCAAGACTCGCGGCCTCGGCAAATGGATCGCTGCTCACAGCGGCACTGGAGACCTCCCGGTTCCGGCGGCCTACGCCACCCCTGCGGCCAGCATCAACAACACCGCCATGTCCTCGCTCACCGAAGCCAACGTGCAGAGCATGCTCCAGTCGATCTACACGGTCACTGGTCAGATCAACACGATGGTCTTGGTTTGCGGACCCGAGCTGAAGCGTAAGTTCACCGAGTTCACCCGCTTCGCCACTGGTTCCGACAGCGCCCAAGAGCTGTCCATCCGCACGTTCACCCAGCCCACAGAGGCCCGGAAGATCACTGCGAAGGTGGATACCTTTGAAGGCGACTTCGGCACGATCAGCCTGTTGCCCTCGCTGTTCAACGCGAAGGACCAGAACGAAGCTACCCAGCTTCGCCGCGGCTACCTGCTTGACCCCAACATGATCGAACTGCGCTACGGCCGTCGCCCCCGCTTCCAAGAGTTGGAAGACCAAGGCGGTGGACCTCGCGGTCTCATCGACGCCATCTGCGCGCTCGTCTGCTGGAATCCGAAGTCCCTCGGCAAGTTCCACGCGACTTCCTAGTAACACCTAACAAGGAGAAATAATTACCATGAAAGTCTACGAACTCCCCGCAAACACCAAGGCCGCTGCCGGCTTTACTCACAAGGTCGTCCTCGACCACAACGACCTCACCGACACCGACGCGGCCCAGACCATTAACCTCATCCCTGTGGTTGCTGGCACGGTCGTCAAGTCCGCTGCCACCCGCCTCGTCAGCGTGTTCGACAGCTCGGACGCCGCGACTATCACCACCACGGTGGAGATTGGTCACGACGATACCACGGCTGACGCCGACGAGTTCATCACCTCGCAAGAGCTGAACCCGAGCGGCACCGAAGTGTTCTACAAGGTCAACCCCTCTACGACGCCTTACGTCATGGAGGCTGGCACCACCGCCTCGCCGAAGTATATCCAAGCGGCTTTTGCCTGCACTTCGGGCGACAGCTTGGCCGATCACAACACCGGCGAACTTGAGGTATTCCTTGAGATCGTCAACGTGAACGATCTCTAAGCGTCTTAACACACTGCCGTCCGCACTGCGTAGCGGGTCGGACGGCAGAAGTTAGGATGTCAAATAGTCTCTGGTCAGAATTTGTCACCGATCTCGGCGACGATCTGGCTCACGCAGTTAAGGAAGAATTGCTCACTGGATGGAACGCCTCGGCGGTCCTCTCCGGTGTGCGACAAAGCCGTATCGCGGAAGCCAACGCTCGCTTGGAGCATTGTGCCATTGAAGGCGTAGGACAACACACCATGAGCGTGGACGCCGATGTCTGGCATTCATGGAATGCCGCCGAGAATGGCTGCTGGCATGACAAGTCCTTCCGCGACTGGTTCGCCAAGAAGCATCCCGAAACTACCGTTCCCTACACCCCTCGCAAAACCATGGTCGGCTACCGGCCCTAAAACATTACCGGCATCTGTCCATGATCGAATCCCCCGACCGCGAAAAGATCAGCGAGATCCTAACCGACATCGACCAAGCCGATGCGGACGGCAGCCAATACGTTCAGCGTAAGTTAAGGAACTGGAACACCCGCTATTGTGTCTGGCCGGGGCAGTCGGAGGATGGCCGCAAACACGCCGGCGCCATGGGCCGCCAGCCCTGGCCCTGGGACGGGGCAGCCGATACGCGCGTCCGCTTGGCTGACAATATAATTCGGGACCATTGCGCTATCCTGACCAACGCCTTCTTCAAGAGCCGCGTCCAGATCCAGCCGGTCGAGTCAATGGACATCGACAAGCGCAACGCCGCTGAATCCGTCCTCAAGTGGCTATTATTCCAGCATTGCTTGGATGACTTGCGCAGGGAAGTCCGCCTCGCCGCTGAGTTTAGAGAGACCTATGGCTTGGCCATCATGGCCGTGGACTGGCAGCAGACCACCCGCACCGAGATCAAGCGGTTCACCATAGAGGAAGCACAGATGATGGTGCAGGAGTCGCAAGACCCCAACCTCGCCGCCCTCTTGGAGATCGTCATGGACCCGCTGCAAGAAGAGACCGCCGCCGAGCTGCTTGGCCAAGTCGTTCCCGAGTTGGGCAAGGTCTCCAAAGTCCGCGCCCTCCGCGACAAGGGTGAAGTCGAGTGGGAGGCGCCCTACGTTTTTGAATCCAAACCCGTCTGGACCGCCCTAGAGGCGTGGGAGGATGTCATCTTCCCCATCCAGACCTTCTCTCTCCAGCGCGCCGCGTTCGTTGCCCGCAGAGAATTACTCAATGAAGTGGAGTTGCGCGAGCGGGCCGCTGTCGAGGGATGGGATGAGGATTGGGTTGAGGAAGCCGTCAAGCACAAGGGCCAACTCAAGCGCATCCACCTTAACCTCCACCGCACCGACCAGTTCCTCTTTGAGCAGTTGCGGGACATGATTGAAGTCTGGCACGTCTTCCGCAAAGAGAACGACCCCAAGACCGACGCAGTCCGCGTCACACGCTCGGTCATTAGCTACCACGTTCCCGACAAGGCCGCCGTCCATGAGTTGCTGCCCTACAGCCACGGCATGTATCCCTTTGTTGAGATGCCCCGCGAGCGCGCCACCCGCCCTCTCTTGGAGAGCCGTGGCATCCCCGAGCTAGTCCAGACCGCGCAGGAAGAAATCAAGATCCAGCGCGACTACCGCGCCGACCGCGCCTCCATCAGCATCCTCCCGCCCGTGCGCGTGCCGGCCAATCGCGGCAAGTTTGACCTAGTCCTCGGCCCCGGCGTCCAAATCCCCGAGCGCCGCCCCAACGAGATCGGCTGGATGGACCCACCGCGTCCCGACGCCGGCAGCATTGAGGTTGAGAACGCCACCAGATTTGACGTGAACAACTACTTCGGCCGCATGGCCGATGGTGTCCCGCCGCAGATGTCCATGATCCACACACAGGAGATGGTCGATTCGTGGTTGCTGGATATGAAGCTCTGCATCATCCAGACGATGGCGCTGGCCCAGCAGTATCTCACGCCCGAAGAAGTTTCTCGCGTCACCGGCAACGCATCGCTGGCGTTCAGCGCAAGCCCACAAGACATCCGTGGGCGCTTTGACATCACTGCCGAGTTTGACGCGAGACTTTTGGATAACGAAGCACTAGGCGCCAAGCTGAAATACTTGAGCGAGATCCTAGTGCCAATGGACAGCTTTGGCGTCATCGACCGCGCCGGCTTGGTCAAATACATGTTCCAAGCCGTAGACCCGAACATGGCCGCCATGCTGGTCCAAGACATCGGCGCCGCCACCCAGCAAGAGATCGAAGACGAGCAAGGCGCATTCGCAAAAATCGCAGCCGGCACCGAGCCCCCAATGAAAGAAGGCGGTCAAAACGCCCAAGTCCGCCTGCAAACCTTGCAGCAAATCATCCAGTCCAACCCGGCCGTCAGTCAGCGCTACCAGCAAGACGAAATCTTCCGCCGCATGCTCGACGCGAGAATGCAGGCATTCAACTTCCAGCTCCAGCAAAGCCAAAACGCCGTCATCGGCCGAGTCGGCGCCCAGCCCGCGCTCCAGCAGATGGCGCAGGAGCAACAACTTGGAGGCCCGCAAGCAGCGGCTTAATCTATGGCATTCTCCCCCAACGTAGCCGTCCGCAACGTCGCCGGTCTAAACATCCCACAGCACGACTATCTCTCGATCAGCTACCACGGCAGCACCAACAACATCCAGACCGTGACCTACAAAGAAGGCGGCAGCGGAGGCCAAACAGTCGCCACGCTGACCTTCTCCTACACGACAAACCCGCCGACCACCAACGATGCCTCGCTGGCGTCTGTCGCTCGCTCATAACGCATGGCTTGGACCTTCAACCCCTTTAGCGGCACGTTCGATCAAAAAGGATCGGGCGGCGGCGGATCTGTGCTTGAAGGCGAAGTCGCCACCTTCGCCGACTTGCCGCAGACAGCCGGAACACCTCCTGTCGGATCAAGCTATCTCGTCCGCGAGTCAACCGGCGTGTGGCTGGTGAACCGGCGGCAGGCTGGCATTTACATTAGAACAAACAGCACCGGCGTTCGTGCTGACGATTGGACGTATGGCGGGGATTTCCCCGTGCAATCGGTTAACGGAGAAATCGGCACCGTTATTCTCGACGGCTCCGAAATCGATACCAGCGGCAACGACGATTCGGCGGCTTTTATCACCTACGAATTTGCAGACGGCAACGGGATTTACTACCCGATACCCGACAGCACGCTTAACAGCAAACGGGTCTATCGCACAACCACGGGCCATTATGTTTTCTTTCAGAGTCTTCGCTGGCATATCACGGATGGCTCGCCAAATACGCAAAACATCATTGAATCCAGCGAAGATGACAACGCTGCGTGGCCTTGGCTGTCAGCTTGGGATGGCTCAATAGAAAAAGCCAAGCTGTCCACCATTGTGGGCCGCGCGCGCAGCACCTTCCTCTTCGTTGGCGACAGTGTGCCAAGCACCAGCGTCAGCGGCCTTGGCACCGCCGCTACCGCAGACAGCACCGCATTTGCAGCCGCATCCCACACCCACGGCAACCTCACCAACGACGGCAAGATCGGCACCACCGCCAACCTCCCGCTCAAAACAGGCACAAACGGCGTAGTCGAGGCGGGGTCTTTTTCTAACACGGCAGGGAGCTTTTGCGAGGGGAATGATGCGCGGCTGAGTGATGCGAGGACACCGAGCTCAACACTGGCTCATGCGGCCAGCCATGCGGCG